GTTTGCGCCTGTTGTCATAAGGAGTTTCCGCAATAGTTGCAGAGAAAGCAAACGCCGTAGGCTCTGTGCAAGCGGAAACCGCACACAGTACGCTGTTGCTGACCGCTTCCACGGAATAGACATCCAGCGTATCAATTGTCCATATGCCGTACCGGGTATATGTGCCGGAAACATTAGTCGCCGCAACTGTTCGGCTACCGCCGGATGCGGACAAGTTGAAGTTTTCCAGTACAGACCATGCCGTCCATGTGGCATTATCAGTAGAGGTTTGGCTGGCGATCATGTAACCTTTAATTGGGCTGCTGCCGCCTGAAGCACCACTCCAAGTCAGGATGACTGGTTCGGTACTGTATACGGTTGGCGCAGCGGCAACACTTGTCGCCGGTTGGGGCGGCGTGTTTTTCCGCACAGAGTTTGTGGAGATCTTCCAGCCGGAGTAATAGCTGGCTCCTGCAGCACCTTGCGTCCGCACCTGAAAGCGGCGGTAGTTACCACGCGTTGTCGGCGGCGCAACCGAGACGCTCCCGCTGGTGGCGGTGGTCGTGACGGTGGTCAGCGCCGTCCAACTGCCCCATGTGGAGTTGTTGGAGGAATCGCTGTACTGGATTTCATAGGAGGAAATGGCGTTGTTCGTACCGCCTGACGCGCCGCTCCAAGACAGCGTGACATTTCCCTCCGCCACCGTTTGGTTGACAGAGCAAGCGGTAGGCGCTCCGGCAGCGGTGGTGGCAGCTCCAATGCTGTCCAGCGTCCAAGTTCCTGTTCTGGACTGCGTTGCAGAAGCATAAATCGCCGTGATAATTTCCACGCTGACCGAAGCGTTTCCGGCTGTGTCGTGACTGATATAAAACTCGGAGATCGTGCCGACGAAATTTCTATTCGATTGCCCTGTACCATCGCTTTCACGCGCTCTTGAGTATCTCTGCGTTCCCGCGACATTCACAGTTGTCGGACCGGTTGCATACCAAGTGGATTCCCCGGCTAATGACGTAACGGTACCCGTAATTATTGATCTGCGGTTTGCCGCATCTTTAGTCTGTGTCAAAGATACTTGCAGATAACGCCCATCATAGGTCTGAGAATTTAATGTAACTGTTGATGCCATATGCAATCACCCCACTCACTCATACACCGCCGACACCAGCGAATTGACCAGTCCGCATAAAGACGAATTGAGTCTCGTGTCCGCGATGTAGTCGGATGTGATGGCAACCGCACCCTTTGGCACAGTAATATCGGCGATTGTCTGTTGACGGAGAGGCTTCTCAATCCCCAGAAACTGCTTGTGACAAGCCCATAAGTCCATAAATAAACCAAACGGCATCGTCCAGAATTCATCGGCAGAGAGCCGCATCTGCACAGTGCCGTAATAGTACAGGCGCGTGAAAACTTCGGCGGTAGTCACGCGCCCGGCTGGTTTTTTGAGCCGTCATCGCCCTCGCTTACCACATTCCGTGCCGTTCCCTTGAACATGGCTTCGGTGATAGCGTTTTTGTAGGATGCCAATTCCAGCGGGGAGGTCAGCAGTTCCACTTCCTCCTCGGTGAGCAGTTCCTTCGGCGCATCTTTATGCTTGAGATTGTAAATCAGGATGGACTGATTCGCCATCAGCGTAAGCAGCCAGACGATTTCGTCCAGTGCCATTTCAAAATTTTCCGCTTTCATCAGCCGTTCACCGAGGTTTTCCAGCCCGCCATAGCGGCTGGCGATGGCTTTAGTCGCTTTGGTGGTGAGGATCAGTTCATACTGCTCACCGCCGATATTAATAAATGCACTGCGTTCGTTTTCCATAATCAGCCCTCCTCCGGCGGTTCAGGTGTGCTATTAAAAACCGGCTCATATACCTCGCTGTACCAGCCTGAAATAATTTCAGCAGACACTCCGGCATCGCCTTCAGTCACATCCGCTTGGATGAGGTCAAGGAATCTATCATCAACGCATATGCAATCAAGACCAAGCAATCCCGCGATGCCCTGTCCGAAATGATGAACACGGAATTTTGGATGGATGCGCACAAGGCGGTGGAGCTGGGCTTTGCGGATGGCATTCTGTATGAGGATGCCGAGCCGAAAAAGAACCGAAAAGGAAGCGAAGGCTATGCCTTTTCCCGCATGGCAGTGATGAACTCCCTGCTGGAGAAATTTACGGCACACCTGCCGGAATCGCCGGGTGGAGTGCCCTACGCTGTGTTACATACCCGTATTCAATCAATCAAAAAAATGGGAGGATTTGATGACCATGAGCAAAATCATTGAACTGCGTGACAAGAGAGCCAAGGCATGGGAGGCGGCGAAAGCGTTTCTGGACAGCAAGCGCGGCGCGAACGATATGTTATCTGCCGAAAATGCCGCCGTCTACGACAAAATGGAAGCAGAAGTTGTGGATTTAGGGAAGGAGATCGAGCGGTTGGAGCGTCAACAGACAATTGACCGGGAGCTAACTGCTCTTACCTCACAGCCGCTTACCAATATGCCCGGAAAATCCGCCAAAGCTTCGGATGAATACAAAACCGCATTCTGGAACGCCATGCGCGGGCGCAAGGCTTCCAATGCCTTACAGGTCGGTACTGACAGCGAGGGTGGTTATTTAGTGCCGGATGAGTTTGAACGCACCCTCATCGAAGCACTGGAGGAGCAGAACATTTTCCGTCAGATCGCCCGTATCATTCAGACCGACAGCGGTGAACGCAAAATCCCGGTCGTGGCTTCCAAAGGCAGTGCCAGCTGGGTGGATGAGGAAGGGCAGATTACCGACAGTGACGACAGTTTTTCTCAGGTGACATTGGGAGCATTTAAGCTTGCCTCCATGATTAAGGTCAGTGAAGAACTGATGAACGATTCCGTATTTCCGCTGGAAAGCTATATTGCCCGCGAGTTTGCCCGCCGCATTGGTGTGAAAGAGGAAGAAGCCTTTTTCACCGGCAACGGCACAGGAAAACCCACCGGCATCTTGAACGCGACAGGCGGTGCACAGGTCGGCAAAACAACAGCCGGAGCCACTGCCATTACGCTGGATGAAGTGATTGATTTGTAATACAGTCTGAAATCACCCTATCGGAACAAGGCTGATTTTATTACCAATGATTCTACGGTCAAAGCTGTCAGAAAGCTGAAAGATACCACAGGTCAATATCTCTGGCAGCCCTCTGTCCGTGAGGGAGCGCCGGATACTCTCCTTGGCAAGCCGGTCTATACCTCGGCGTTTATGCCCGCTATCGCGGCAAGTGCCAAAACGATGGCGTTCGGTGATTTTTCCTACTACTGGATTGCAGACCGTCAGGGAAGAATTTTCAAGCGCCTGAATGAGCTGTATGCCACCACGGGACAGATCGGGTTTATTGCCACCCAACGTGTGGACGGCAAGCTGACCCTTGCAGAATCGGTTCAAGTGCTTCAGCAGGCGGCAACCTGATATGGCATCCTTGCTTGAAAAGGTCAAAGAAAACCTGATTCTCACCCATAATGAGGATGACGCGCTGCTGGAACGCTTTCTGGCGGCGGCTACCGCCTATGCCGCGAGTTTCCAGCATATCCCCAACGGCACATATACTGAAAAAGGGATGCCGCCCACCACGGAACAGGCGGTCATCATGCTGGCTTCTCACTTCTACGAATCCCGCGACGGTTCGACCGGCGGCTTTTTCGCCGACAGCGTTCAGGCAGGGCAGCAAGTATGGAACACGGTGAATATGCTCTTGAGACTCGACCGGGACTGGAAGGTGTAGTGTGTCAAATTCTACGATACCGTTGTTGATTTTGTGGTGTTTTACCCAAAGGTAAAACTAATGTTGATCCTGCTCCCTGAGCAAAAGCAAAATATGCACTTCCAAGTCGAGTGCGGTTTCCCTTATCGATTCGATTCCATTCGTAACCAAGAAATAAGTCCTTAACCATAAATTCTTCATTAACTAACAAGCTTTGAGTTTCGGTTTGAGCGTAAGAGATTAAATCGTTTAGAGAAGTATTGCGTGTGATTGGACTATTGTTGATTGGCATAATAGTGCCCTCCTTTAAATGATATTCATAGTAGCTATTTGCTACTATGCTTCATAGCATAACATAGTAGCGAGTAGCTGTCAAGTGTTTTTATCAAAATTTTGAGGTGTATAAATTTGAGCTATGGAAAAATGAACACACCCATCCAAATCATTCAGGTTACACAGGGCAAGGATGCGGAGGGTTTTGCTGTTTCCACCGAAACTGTGCTGGCAAACATCCGCGCCTACCGTGAGGAGCGCCACGGCAACGAACGCTGGGCAAACCGTGCCGTGTGGTCTGCAGCAACCAGCCTCTTTCGTTTCCGGGTGATTCCCGGTGTCGATGTCACCGCCTTCCTGCGGATCGGGTGCGGTGAGGAGTGCTTTCGGATTACCAGCGTGGAAAATGTGCGCGGGCGCGGGATGTACCTTGAGGTACTGGCAGAGAAATTAGAGCCGTCCGGGAATTGAGGTGAACGATATGGCAAAAGCGGAATTTAAAATGCCGGAGGACTTTTTGATGAAGGTTTCCCGGTTGGCTGATAAAACCGATGAAATTCTGCCCCGTGTACTGGAGGCAGGAGGTGAGGTGGCGCTGGATGCGGTGCGTGATAATCTCAGTGCTGTGGTTGGCAGGAATACGCAGTACCCCTCCCGTTCCACCGGCGAACTGGAGCAGTCACTCGGTCTTTCTCCCGCCAAGATGGATAAAAACGGCAATTACAATGTCAAGGTCGGCTTTTCCGAGCCGCGTTCTGACGGGGATTCCAACGCCAAAATCGCCAATATTCTAGAATATGGTAAGCATGGTCAGCCGCCGAAGCCTTTTCTGAAGCCCGCCAAAACCGCCAGCCGGAAGCCCGCAATTGAGGCGATGAAGGCAAAGCTGGAGGAGGAAATCGAAAATCTATGAATATTTTGCAGGAATTGAACACCCTGCTGGACGCTATTCCGATTCGAGTAGAAACCGGGGTGTTTTCAGATACAGCGCCGGACGAATATGCGGTCATTACGCCTCTGACGGATGATTTTCCGCTGTTCGGCGACAACCAGCCGGAATATGAAACACAGGAGGTGCGGCTGTCTCTTTATTCAAAGGGTAATTACCTGAGCATGAAAAACAAAGTGGTGAACGCCCTGCTGAACAAAGGCTTCACCATCACGGGGCGGCAATACATCGCCCATGAGGACGATACCGGCTACCACCATTACGCCGTGGACACGGCAAAATTATATCGATTGGAAGATTGAAAATGGCGACCATTGGCATGGATAAACTTTACTATGCAAAAATCACCGAGGATGCTAACGGCGAGGAAACCTACGGTGTTCCGATTTCACTGGCAAAAGCCATTAAAGCGGATTTGTCCATTGAACTTGCCGAGGCGACGCTGTATGCGGATGACGCGACCGCATATGTGATTAAGGATTTCAAATCCGGCACACTCTCGCTGGGGATCGATGATATCGGCACTGCCGCCGCGCAGGACTTGACCGGGGCAATTATCGACGACAACGGTGTTCTGGTTTCAGCAAGCGAAAACGACGGCGCTATTGTTGCCGTGGGTTTCCGCGCTCTCAAGCCTGACAACAGATATCGCTATTTTTGGCTGTATCGGATAAAATTTGGCATCCCGGCGACCAACCTACAGACCAAAGGTGATTCCATCACCTTCCAGACCCCGACCATCGAGGGAAGCGGCATTTCAATGGCAAGCCGGTCTGACTGGGGTTCGGCGATCGCTGCTTCCTCCGGTTCAAAACCCCGTCCGACGAGTTCCGTAAAAAGGGTTTGGTTGTATTCGCCGGTGACCGTGCCATTCTTGTCGATGGTGTAATTTCCGATTTCGTATGCAAAGGTCGGTGCGCCAAGGTACTTGGTCGATGTGTTCAAAATCTCGCTGATAGCGCCCACCAGCTTTTTGCGCTCTGTTCCCGTGACGTTGAATTTGAATACCTGCATAGTAAATACCTCCTAAAAAAGTGATTTGTGCGTTTCCGCAGTTACATTAATCACTCTTTTCAGCTGTAATAGCAAGTCACAAAACATGGACATCAATTCCGATAAGTAACACACTCTCGGTTGTGTGGTCTATTTTGGGAATGTAGATAAGCCAAGATCCGTTACATCATTATGCTGATGCAACGGATCTAAAATATTGAAAGAATACGAACACACTACATTTACTGATATTTCTGGTGAATGCCAAGCAAAATAATGTCCAAAGCAGATGATATGTCTGCAATGGCCTCTTCTTGATTAGACAACGCACTTCCTAATTGTTGTGTCGCATAGCCATGAAGAAATCCTGTTAGTAGACGAACTATAGGGCTGACATCGGAAACACCGAACCCACAAGACTGAACCAATTTTTCCATCAAAGAGTGATACTCGGATAAAATCTGTTTTGTCTGGTCGTTTGTGTGCCAGCTTGCCCATTGGATTGTTTCATAAACACCGGGATGTTCAATCATAAAGCGCAGATACGCAACTGCAATTGCACGAATTGCCGCATCGCCGGAAACTCCAATGGCTGCTTGCGTCATACGATGGTTCATTTCACGCATTCCTATATGCGCCATCTCTTGAAGAAGCTCCTCCAGACTGGCTATATGGTTATATAAAGATGGCGTGCGAATTTGTAGTGCCGTAGCTACAGCTTTTAGGGAAACACCTGAAAGCCCATCTCTATCTGCAATTTCAGATGCAGTTTGAAAAACCAGTTCTTTTGTTGTTCGCATTTTGCTACCATTACTTTCTTAGTTTTATTTCAGTGTAACTAATCGGATTAGCTTTGTCAATAATGTAATTCGTTTTTCTCTTGACAAAAAGAGCTACATTAGCTAAAATACTAATTACATTAGTTTAATTGGAGAAAGAAAATGAGAGAGCAATATTTTAAGATTAACGAGATTCCTGTTGTTTTGCTCGGTGAGCAGTCAGATAAACTGT